TGGTCGAACATGTGGAGCAATCTACTACGCCGATCATACTGATACCTTCGATGGTGATCAAATGAGCGACGCTGACCAGGCTAACCCCTATCAGATGGTGCCAGCTGTCGAATTTTATGGTAATGAGGAACGTCAAGGGGTCTTTGATAACGTTAAAACGCTGATCAACTCGCTGGACAAGGTACTGTCACAAAAGGCCAACCAAGTTGAGTACTTCGACAATGCTTACTTGAAAATTCTGGGCATTGACTTGGACAAAGACGGCGACGGTCTGCCAGATGCTAATCTGCTGGGAAACCAGATGATTTACTCTCCTGACGCTGATGCTACTAACGCAACAGTAGACTTCATCAGTAAGCCAGACGGTGACACGATGCAGGAACATATCATTGACCGTTTGGTAGCACTGATTTATCAAGTAGCAATGGTCCCAAACCTGAACGACGAAGCCTTTAGCGGTAATTCTTCGGGTGTGGCTTTGCAGTATAAGCTGCTGTCAATGCGCAACATGGCTAGCAACAAGGAGCGGAAGTTTACTGAAGCACTCCGGCAAATGTATCGGATCGTGTTCAGTACTGATGCAATCGTGCATGACGTCAACGCTTGGCAAGACCTTAACTTCCAATTTAAGCGTAACTTGCCTGACAACTTGGCTGATGAAGCACAGACTGCTTCTACTCTATCTGGCATCGTGTCTAAGCAGACTCAGCTGTCCATTCTTTCTTGTGTGGATGACCCAAAGACCGAAATGCAACGGATTAAGGACGAGCAGGCAGATCAGGTTAAGCAAGCAATTCAGAACCAAGCCTCAGCAGTTGACGCAGTAAAGGGTGATGACGATGGCAAACAGGAACACGGCTTACTGGAAGAAAAGGCGCCAGCAAGAGACGGCCTGGATGAAGCAGAACCTGGCCAACGACGCCAAGTTCAATCAGGAGATCGCTGATTACTATCAACGGGCCATTGATCAGATCAATCGTACAATTGATGAAAATGCTAATCTGATTGTCGATGATAAAGGCAATCATACTGGTTATCAGCCAGTTACTGCTGGCCAAATGGCAACCTATGAACGGGAAGCTAAGCATGTCGTTCAACAAGCTAATCAAATGCGCGCTGAGGGTAAGACACCAACTTATGGCAACTGGTCTGATGCGGTCAACAACCGAATGCGGGCTTACAACGCTACCATGCGGATCAATCGGTTAGAACTGATTAAGTCTCAGATTGGTGTGCATCTAACAGAAGCGACTACTGAAACGGATAAAGCATTGACTGCTAAGCTATCTGACGATTACATCAAAGAGTGCAAGCGGCAGGCTGGCATCATGGAAGTCACAGCTCAGCCTTCAATGTGGACAACTCCTAAGGTTGCTAAAATAGTGATGGCACAGACCAACTCTGCTACCTTTTCAGATCGGTTGTGGGCTAATCAAGATGCATTGAAGGCTAGACTAGACGCTGTTATCTTCAATGGAGTCATTCAAGGCCAGAATCCACGTAAGATGGCCACACAGCTGAAGAAGCAAGTTAAGACTACTGTGACTAATCAGCGTTATGTCACTGAAAGAATTGCCCGGACCGAATCAGCCCGGGTTCAATTTTCAGCGCAAATGGATTCTATTAAGGCTAATGGCTACGAATACGTCCAATGGTTTGCAGAAATTAAAGCTTGTGCTGAGTGTGTGGCAATTGCACGTAAGGACAACGGCTGGGGTCCAGGAATTTACAAGATTAGTAAGGTTCCTGAAATTCCAGTCCATCCTAATTGCCGGTGTTCGATTTCTGAAACAGTCGTGTAAGAGAATACAGACGCTGATCTACTTAACAAGTACACTAACGATGATATGGTTAAAATGTTAGGCAAAAAGGTTGCTTTGCAATTTGCTAAAGGGCTGGATGAAGCGCCTGAACCATTGCGTAAGATGTACAGTAAGTATGCTAAAACATTTAAGATTGAGGCAGTTGAAACAGATAGTTCTGAACGTTGTTTCTATCGTCCAAGTACTAAAGGGGTAACTCTTAATACTAGAGTGATCAATATGGACGGTAAAAACCTTGATAGAAAACCAGTTGATGTCGTTTACCATGAACTAGGGCATTTGATTGATGACCGGGCTTTCAATGGTGAAATTATTAATCGATCTGGTGAAAGCATGGCTTCTCGGTTAGGGTTGTCCTTCGATGCTGATAAAGATTGGCAGACTTATAATGAAAATCTGGTTAAAGATATTCATACCAAAGCTGATTTAATGAAGGTTGCTAATCCACACACTTATAGTAGTGATTACTACTATGGTGGTGTAAAATCGAGTTATAAGAAGGATGGCACTTTCACTCTTGCTACTAGACGAAACCTAGGCGCTCAGCTGCACTTTGACGAGCTGCATCAAGAAGTTCACGACAAAGGTTGGTTGGCTTATACTGATGTTTCTGATATGGTTGAAGCAACAACTGGAGGAAAATATCAATTAGGCTATGGACACGGTAAAAGATATTGGAAGTACCATGGAATGCAAGACAAAGAATTCTTTGCTGAATGTTCCAGTGCTACTATTAATAATCCAGAATCTTTGGCAGTTATCAAAAAGCATTTTCCAAATGCCTATCAAAAGTATTTAAAAATTGTTGATTTAATCAATGAAAAAGGAAAGGTCTGATATGCTATGGCTACTAATGTTTTTCAACAATACAAAAAGCAGTTTGGCATTGATTGGCCAAAATTAATTCCGCAAGATGTGGAGTTTGTAAAACACTGCTTAGAGTTAGGAGCATCAGCAGATGACTTGCCTGATTCTGATCCGTTTATTAAGAAATATTATTCAAACGATATTCTTTATTGAGCATTCAGCGTTTTGCTGAGTGCTTTTTATTTAGGGATAGCTTATCGGCTATCCCTTTTCTTATGTCCGTTCCCGTGTGCTGTGGACGTTAAATAAGGCCCGAGAATGACTCCCAAGTCAATAAATGCGTGCATATAGGAGGTTTCTATGGCAGAAAACGAAGAACAAACGCAGCAAAACACTGATGTTCAACCACAGGATGATCAGCAAAAGAGCCAGGATCCAGCTCCAAAAGATCAGCCTAAAGAAGACGACAGCGCAGTTGATCGTTTAACACAGAAGTTTGAGAAGCGAATTGATAAGATCACGGCTTCAAAAAATGACTACAAGCAGAAGCTTGATGAAGCAACACAACAACTTGAAGCTTTGAAGTCTGGCAAGATGTCCGTCAAGGAATTGCTGAAAGAACAGAAAACCACAAAACAAGATGATGAAAAGGACCAACAAATCGCTGAGTTGAAAGCCCAACTACAACGCGAAAAGGACTTACAGTCCACACGAGAGGCATTTCGGGAAGACGGTTTGGATGTTCCTAATGAAGTACTTAATATGGTGGTTTCAACTAATCAACAGCAAACCGTTGACAACATTGGCGCTATTAAAGATTTCGTCAATTCCATTCGTGATGATGCTAAGAAGGAAGCCTTACGTGGAACTACTCCACGAAGCAATGGCAAGCCAGCTCATGGTATGAGCAAAGCTGATATTGCAAAGATTAAAGACCCGGTTCAACGGGTAAAGGCTATCAGAGACAATATGTCGATTTTTGAATAGGAGGATTTTAAATGGCCGATACAAATTTGACGACTAGTGCTGACTTAGTGGCACAGTCTATTGATTTTACCGAACAATTTACGCAAGGCATCCAGACTCTGCTGAATGCGCTTGGCGTTGTACGTATGCAACCAATGACTTCTGGTTCGCAAATTAAGATTTACAAGTCAGAAGTAACTAAGGTTGATGGCACTGTGGGTGAAGGGGAAGTTATCCCGCTGAGTAAAGTAACTCGCAAGCTTGCTGACACTCTCACTCTGACTTTCAAGAAGTACCGGAAGCAAACTTCTATTGAAGCAATTCAGTCTGCCGGTGGTGTGACTCCAGCTATTTCTGACACGGATAACAAGCTGCTTCGTGAAATCCAGAAGGATGTTAAGGCAGATCTGTTTGATTACATTACTAAGTCTAATGCAAGCAAGACTACTGCTTCTGGCGCTGACTTCCAAAAGGCGATGGCTGCTGCACTTGGTCAACTGGCTAACCCACTGGACCTGTATGGCTGGTTAGGTAACCAAACGATTAGTGTGCAAAGCGCCTTTGGCCTGCAATACATCCAGAATTTCCTTGGTTTCAATACCATCATTCTGACTAATGAAGTAAAGCAAGGCACCATTGCAGCTACTGTAGCTGACAACATCAACTACTACTACGCTCCAATTTCTTCAGTAGGTTCACTGTTCAACATGACTTCTGATGAAACTGGTCTGATTGGTGTAACTCACGATGCTGTCAACAACAACCTGACTTACGAAACCGTCGTAACGATGGCTAGCGTTCTGACTACTGAA